CCGAAGTTACTTCTCTGATCCATCGGAAGAGAATTCAGATCTACGGAAAATCCATCAATCAGGAATGCCAGTGCGATCAGAATACCACCGCCAACAACAAGAAATAAGCGGTAAGTTGTTGTATAAAACAAAATACCGCTTATCGTTAAGAGAAAGCCCAATGTATAGTTACTTCTCCCTTGTATATTACAATCTTTTCTATCAGGGTATGGACCAGAGTAAACAGAGCGTCCGCATTTCCACCGTTTATTACATCATCCAGAGAACAAACCATTTTCCATGCTTCTGACTTTGATAGCACCGGTTGTTCCGTTTCCAATTCTTCTATCATGTTGCTGACCTCGGCGCGTTGTTCTTTCAGGTCATTCATTCGACCGCTGATTTCATTTAATTCCATGACACCACTTTGATATAGATTCAGTACACGTTCTATTTGCCGATCAATGCTTGCGAGCCGTTCCTGAAGTACAAGCATATCATCCGGGCTTTCTGTGTCCGCAGAGGCAGCAGCATTAAACACCGACTGATCGAGAGACAGTTTCCGGATTCCATCGAGAATCAGGTTATCCAGTTCAGACACAGCAAAGTGCCGTCCCCGGTTGGTACAGTTTGGATCCTTTATCATTCGCTTATTACATTTACTTACAGAGTAGCACACATACCGGTTGACTTTGGACGCACCGTATCCCCATCCGCGGATAGATAACCTTCCGCCGCAATCCCCGCAGAACAGCAGGCCGGACACAAGACCGTCCGAGCCGCTATACATCCTCTTGTATGCTTTGTTATTTCCTTGCAACCTTGTATTTACACGATTCCAGAGATCTTCATCAACAATAGGAGTGTGCCTGCCCCGGTACACTTTGCCGCCATGCTCCACATATCCGCAGTAAACCTTGCGCCTTGCTATCCGGGACAATTCTGTGGCTGTGTCGTTGCGAGTTCCCTTCCAGAATCCGTACAGAACCTTGAACGATGCCGCGATATTTCCAAGGGAGTCCCCAGCGTCAAGTCGTTCATACAGACTTTTAATCATTGGAGCAAAGACCGGATCCGGTACAAGTTCCTTTTTGTTATCGGCGTTCATCTGATAAACATATCCGATCGGAGCGTTCGGGGCGTAGAAATAGCCTGCTTTCAGACCGGCTTGTATTCCCATCATGGTTCGCATTTTAATGTTTTCACGTTCCATCTGCGCGAAAGCGGCAAGGATGCCGACGACGCACCGGCCAAACGGCGTGGATGTATCGAAGGATTCCATCAGGGAAATAAAGTGACAATCGTTTGCAAGAAACACATCCTCCAGAAGAATAAGTGTGTCCTTTTGCGATCTTGATAACCTATCCAGCTTCCAGACTATGACCTTTTTGCACAATCCCTGCCTTACATCCTTGACGACTTTCTGGATGCCTGGGCGATCAAGGGACGCGCCGGAAAAGCCGGCGTCTGTGTGTATTGCATGGACCTGATACCCGAAAGCAGCGCAGTAGCTTTTCAGACGTTCTTCCTGTTCGCCGACAGAATAACCTTCCTCGGCCTGTTCAGAAGTACTGACGCGGATATACAGATCCACTACTTTATCCATATTCATATTGCATACTCCTTAAAAAAGGGCATAAAAATAGCCCCAAATTCTACTTGTGCTTTGGAGCCTTGCATTGTATAATGGACTTGCTTGAAAAGTGCATTATCGTAAAGTTGTGCATGGTTCCAAAACCAGTCCCGCCGCCGCTACGCCAATAGCTGCAGCGGGCTTTTTCTTTGTTCTAACGATTGATTTCTACACCGTATTCTTCGGCAATACTATCCAGAGCCTTATCAAATTCCTCGCTTGCTTCTTGGTTTTGTTTATCCGCTTCATCTATTACCTTATCAAGTGAAAAATCCTCGGATTTCTTAGATACCAATTCCCCGGTTTCGTAACTGTACATATCATAGTATTTTTCATTCCCTTCCGGAACCCAGTACGAATGACCTGTATCCGGATCCTTAATACTTACAGCAACCCATGTATCAATTACCGACAGGTACGAGCAGGATAGTGAAACGATCTTGCCGTTTGAATCCGTAACAAGTACCGTTTCATTGATGTCGCCATTATCCGGAAATTCAACGCTTGCATATTCCAAATTAGTAATCGCAGTAAATCCAATCTGACCAAGAGCCTTCCCGCACGAACTTTCGTAAGACGGCAAGGAAAGTTTTTTTGATAAGTAACTGTACTCATCATTAGACAAATGAAAGCCGCTTTCCATTTCGGTTTCGGTGACTGCGGTGACAGTTTCCGTTTCAGCCACCGCAGATGTTTCAGGTTGCACCTGAGTTTGCGAACCGCATGAGGTTAAAAGCAGGCATGAGAATATAAGAACAACCGCTTCTTTTTTCATAAAACCTCCTATTTTATCCCACGTTTTCTGTGTCGTCTATGATATTCAAGACAGTAGATTCCCCGCTCGGCGCAATACCTAAGCTCTTTTCGTAAGCCGCCTCAGCGGCGGTTGTATCGGTTGGCATAGCCGGAGTTTCCGGATCTACGTCAGCCAGTGCAGCGGTCACTTCCTTAAAGTACGAAATCATTCCTTCCCTTAATTCAGGACTAAGTTTTAAGAACTTCTCAATAGCTATGTAGGAGCCATGATCTAAACCATATTCAGCGGCCAGAGCATCCAGCGCAGAGCTTGGACTCGGCTTGAACATTTCCCCGGTTCCGTTTCGGAGCCACTCTTCATTAACATTAAATTCCCTGCAGACAAGAGACACCACAGAATCAGAAGGAACATTCCTTCCTATTTCGTAGTTGGCGATAGCACCGCGCTTTACACTTATTTTATCAGCAAATTCCTGTTGCGTTAGATCTAATGCTTTACGAAGTTTCTTAATACGTTCATTCAACAGTATCACCTCCATATATTCTGTTGGCTTCATTCTATATCATGGATGCGTCAAAGTCAATATTCTTTGCAACAAAATCACAAAAAGCAACAAAATCACAAAAATCTATTGACAGGTGCAACGAAGTGACATATAATTGCAACAGAAGCACAAGAGAGTGCTTCAAAAAAACAATCAGAAGGGAGGCAGACCTGATGAAGGAAAGAAACATCAATACTTACGACGAGAAACAGATCAAGGATGCAAGGCAGTTCTGCGGCATCTTGCAGACCGTTCCAGTAGAACGCCGCAATATCTTCATTACTATTGCGAATGCGTACATGGACGGCATGGCAGCCGGAGAAGCGATTGCATCAGGTAAAGCAAAATGACGACGGAGCGTAAGGCGGTCGGGGCTGAATTATCCATGCACAAGCACTTTTCAAGCGAAGCAGCAGTTATGGATAAGAAAATCTCTATAAAGCATGTCTTGGCGGACGGCAGGAGAGTTGACAGCATAGATGGCTTTACGGTTCCAAATGCCGGTGCGACTGCTGCCGTTTATCATATCGCGGCAGACTTCGCCCGAAAGCAGCAGAGAACACCGAGGGAGGTGGAACAATGGAAAAATGGCACAGCGAAGCGTACCTTCGCATAATGAAAAAACGCCGCCGTAAAAAAATCAGAAACCGGATCATCGCAGCAGTAATTGTAGTTACCGGCGCAATAATCGTTACGGTTACGTTTTCCATGAGAGCCAAAGAACCAAAAGCAGAAACACATGTAGAAGAAACAGAGACGGCAACGGCAGAAAGAAAGATTGTTCCGACAGTTCAGAGTTCAGAACAGATCGTTGATTCAGAAATCGTTCTGGACACAGCGAGTGTGCGCAGCACCGACTGGGACGCAGGGGAAAGTTACCTTCTTGCAAAACTCGCCATGGCAGAAGCAGAGAGCGAGGACACCGAGGGAAAAGCCTTAGTAATCTGTGTCGTTATCAACAGAGTATGGGACGACCGATTCCCGAACACCATAGAGGGCGTTATCTATCAGGATGCAGCGTTTTCCTCTATTGATGATGGACGCTTTGATCGCGTAGAACCGGACGCAGATTGCTGGGAAGCACTTGAAATGGTTCAGATTGAGCATTGGGACGGAAGTGAAGGCGCACTTTACTTTGAGAGAACACCGGACGACGGATCTTCGACTTGGCACAGCAGGCATTTAGAAAAGTTATTCGTCCATGGACGCCACACCTTCTACATAGAACGAGGTGAGACAGAATGAAGATGAAACTTGATAACGGAACGCTTGTTATCGCAGACTGCGACAACACCCAGTTCAATATCATCAAAAGCTGGAACAAGATGAAATGGAATAAGAGCCGACAATGGCTGGAAGGACCTTGCACCGGGGAATTACTTAATAAGCTGGCAAGCATCGTAAGACTTCCGGCGCCGATCGAGGAACAGAGAAAGCATTTCAACGAGATTGCAGCAGCAGTTGACAGAGAGCGCATGATGGAAGATCCTGTGCCGCTTTATAAGTACCCGGTTAAATATCCGCTATTTAAGCATCAGACCAGAGGTGCAAACATGGCGCTCATTACATTTGGGTTAGTTGATCCGCCGGAGCCGGAACCTGAGGCAAAGAAAGAAGATCCGAGGCTTCATACAGCGGATGAAGATATGGACTACTTTATGAAAATGGTCGGAGGTGGCGGAGGTAATGAAAAGTAATCCGGCAGATGCGATTAAAGACACAATGTGGACATTCCTTATGAGCAAAGGGCAGAAATCAAATATTCCAGCCCTGAAAGAATATGTATACGACCTTATCAAAATGACTACGCAGAAAACAGCAGGACAGCGAACCGGCGTAAAGCATGATATTAGCTGGGACGAGTTGGAAATGACATTGTTTTCAGTAGTAATTGAGGCAACAGCCCTTGTATTATCAGGGGATTTAGACAAATTGGAGGAAAAGCACGATGAGTAAGGTAATTATTGAAATCAAGGACGAAAACGGCGATGTACGCCAGACATTAAGCGGAGAGACAGCGATTGTTATTACACATGGAGGCATTGAGGATGAAAAGAATGTAGAAGGAAAAGCGGCCTTCGGATTCGACGGATCTGTTGGAATCGTTGGAAGAAAAGTACCGGTTGAGGATGCCGGAATAATCTACGGACATCTTTTCGCAAGAACAATAAAGGCACTGTTCCCGAATGAACTGGAATCGGCCTTCGTTTTATCGGAAATCGCCGATATTTGCGAAAAGGACAGCGATACAACATTGGAAGGTATGACACCGGAGAAATTCGCCGAGGCGGCAGCAGACAGCCTGACGCAGGTATTTAAGGATGTTTTCAATAAGTAGGAGGCAGTAATGGCAGTATTAAAACAGCAGGGAAAAGGCTTCGGCTTCCTGTTTGAAATGGGATGCGGAAAGACCTTGACGGCGATTGCAGTTGCCGGTGCCGCTTATGAAATGGGAGCCATTGAAAAGGTATTGATCGTAGCACCAACCTCAGTGTGTTCCGTATGGCCGAAGGAGTTCGACGACTACGCCACATTCAAGTATAAGGTCAACGTTATGCTCGGCGACAAGAAACAGCGCCTGAAGGAGCTTGCGGCATTGCAGGCGTTCCCATTCAAGGCATTAAAGGTTGCGGTTATCAACTACGAAAGCACATGGCGCGACGGTATCATTGATGCACTGCTAGACTGGAAGCCGGATATGGTTATTGCGGATGAAAGCCAGCGTATCAAAACGCATGACGCACAGCAGAGTAAGGCAATGCACCGTCTGGGTGACATTGCAAAGTACAAGCTGATTCTTTCCGGAACACCAGTACAGAATAATGCGATCGACATATTCAGCCAGTACCGTTTCTTGGATCCGACTGTGTTCGGTTCAAACTTCTACGCATTCCGCGGTCGCTACGCCATCATGGGGGGATTCAGCAACCGGCAGATTGTAGGGTATAAGGACTTGGACGAGCTGATTCGCAAAGAACATTCGATTGCATACCGAGTGACCAAGGACGAGGCACTTGACCTTCCGGAACAGGCATTCCTTACCCGGTATATTCAGATGGATAGCAAGGAAAAGAACCTTTACACGCAGATTAAAAAGAACAGCTTCGCGGAATTGGAAAGCGGCGGACAGATCAGCGCGCCGACTGTGCTTACAAAGTTGCTTCGCTTACAGCAGTTTACTGGCGGATTTATCCAGACGGACGAAGGCGACAAGCCGGAGCTGGTATTCAAGGGAAAGTTGGATGCACTTGAGGACATCCTCGACGACTACGTTATTGATGCCGGAAAGAAACTTGTAATATTCTGCCGGTTCCGCCCGGAGATCGACCTGATACAGAGCCTTCTGGAAAAGAAAAAGATTCAGTACTGCAGTATCTACGGCGACATCAAGATTGACGACCGGGGCGACATTGTAAAGGACTTCCAGACCAACCCAAAAACACTGGTATTCCTTGCGCAGATCGACACCGCAGGACTTGGAATCACGCTGACAGCGGCAGACACCTGTGTCTACTATTCAGTTAATTTCAACTACGCAGCCTATTCACAGAGCCTTGCGCGTATTCATCGTATCGGGCAGAAAAACGCCTGCACATACATACATCTGGTAGTTGAAAAGACCATAGACGAAACCGTATTGAAGGCGCTGGCAAAAAAAGAGGACTTGGCAAAAACAATCGTTGACGATTGGAAGAGTTACTTCTAATGGGCGGCAGACTTTGGACGCAGGAAGAACTTGATACCTTAGAGAGCATGGCTGGTACATATACTGTGGCTACGATTGCAAAGCGGCTGGGCCGTTCCTTCGATGCCACGAACATTAAATTAAACCGAATGGGGCTTTCAGGGTTTGAAAAGAGTACCGATCTGCTGACTATGAATCAGGTGTGCCTCATGTTTGGCGTACAGAGCCGCACCGTAAAAAAGAAATGGAAAAACAAAGGGCTCCGGATTATGCAGAAGGGAAACTATCTTACCATCCGGCAGGAATCACTTATTAAATATTTGCGAGATCATCCGGAGGACTGGAACGCCACAAAGATTACAGACGATAGCTTGATAATGAGTTATTCATGGTACAAGGCAAAGAAGCGGGAGGATGCAAAGGGAACATATTATTGGTCGCAGGAAGATATATCACAGCTTAAATACCTCCGGTATAAAGGGTATTCCATCCGGGAGATTGCCGGTATTATGAACCGTTCAGAATCAAGTATCAAATATAAGTTATATAGCAAAAATAGGAGGAAGCAAGATGGAATCAATGTTAGACCAGAAGGTCAGAGAGTACAAGGCAGTCCTTGACAAGAAGGACGAATTGGAAGAGCAGGTAAAGGCAAACAACGCCGAAAAGGAACGCCTGGAGCAGGAGATCTGTAAGATCATGGTGGATGAAGAAAAGCCGAACACCGTTGTAGATGGCTATTCTTACAGTTTATCCCAGAAGATCATGTATTCCAAGAAGTCCGAGGAAGCACTGGCACAGTTGCAGGCAGAAACCGGAAATACATTCTTCGATGTATTAAGGGAGCAGGGCTTAGGCGACATCATCAAAGAGGTTGTAGACAGCAGAACGCTGCAGAGTACGATCAGCGGCATGGCGGAAGAGTTAGAGGATGCCGGGGAAGAACTTCCGGAGGAACTTACTGCTTGCCTGAATATCTATGAGAAGTTATCCATTTCCAAGCGCAAGGCGAACACCAAGGCGCTGGACAGAGTAAAGAAAAACAGAGAATAGGAGGAACGCAGAATGAAGCAGATTGAAGTAAACGGCATGGTTTATGAGTTCGATGAAAAGTTGCTCTTAAAGCAGGAGATCAGAGTAGGCGACAATGTTCAGATTTTAATTAAGGACGCCTATTCCAGCAGACCGGATTTATACTCCGGCGTAGTTACACAGATTCTTCCTTTCAATGAGAATAACCCGGCTGTTGAAGTTATGTATATCGAAAACAGTTATTCAGACTTCCAGATCAAGCGCAGAATCATCACGAACACAAGCGACGAAAGCGCAAAGATCATTAAGACCGACGCAGGGTTCCTTCCGTTCACGAAGGAAAGCGCTATTGATATGCTGGATCAGAATATCCGCAAGAAGGAGCAGGATCTCAGAGAGGCGAAGGAAAAGAAGGAATACTTCGTCAGATATTTCAACAAATACTTTAATGCACAGGAGGAAAAGTAAATGGCAGACTATGAACAGATGGAACTTGATATTCGCTTAGATTGCGAACGCGACCTGAAGGATAATATCACAAATGTTATTACCTTCGCTTACGAAAGCCAGAATCTGGAAGCGGAGAAGGCTGGCAGAGAGGTTAAGACTGTGCGTAATAAGCATGAGGGTTACGGTATCGCTTCGGAGGCATTCAGCAAGATCCAGAACACAGAAAAGGGCATCAAGAACGGAATGGGTACATACCTTGCGATGCTGCAGGTAGAAGGCGACGACGCAATCAAGATCTGTGCCGATCTTTACAACAGCGCATTGTGCCTTGCGGTTGATGCTGTAAACATGGCGGCAGATATGCACCGTATCTTGAATGACCTTTACTACGGAGTAGATCACAGAACGCCGATCGAGAAGTCGCTTGACGATAATGAGGACGGAGCGGACGCAGACGGCTTCGAGGAAGCGCAGCCGACCGACGCAGAGGACGGAAACGAGGTAGTCGAGGAAAATACCGAGAATGAAGCTGAAAGCGATTGTGAGGGCGCAGAGGACGCCACAGAGGAAGGAGAAGAGTAATGCCGGTACAGATTGAAAAGAAAGAAACCATTATCGTAAAGGACGACGCAGGGAGAGAAATCTCCAAGGGAGATCCGCTTGTTATCAGAGTTCAGAAGCAGGACATTGTGTGCCGCTTCGCAGGTATCAATCATGGATATTTCGTAACAGAGACGCTTTTGGATGGTATTGAGAACAAATACCGCTATGGCAGCATTGAGAAGATCGAGCGTATTTCCGGAATCAGAAGTTACCCGGATCCGGATGCAGACTTAAAGACAGAAGCACAGGAGGAATAAATCATGGCAAAGAATGAAGTAGCAGTTATGGAAAACTTTAATTTAGTTACCCTTGCAGACGCCGGGCTGGCTGATGCTATCGCAGAGGAAATGGACGGTCTTGGAACTATACCATTTGATAGAGTCAAGATTCCTTCCGGCGGCGGCCTTGCATTTGAGATTCCCGGAGAGGACGAGGACAACCCTGAAAGCGCAACGGAGATTATAGGAGTTATTATTCATCATCACGCCGTAAATGCATACTGGAAAGAGAAGTTCGCAGGCGGCAACGAACAGCCGGACTGCAGCAGCTACGATGGAAAGACCGGAGTAGACAGGGAAACCGGAGAATGCAAGAAGTGTGACGAGTGCCCTTATAACCAGTTTAGATCCGGAGAGGGCGGAAGCGGTAAGGCCTGCAAGAATGCACGCAGAGTTTACATTTTAAGAGAAGGCAACCCTGTACCTCTGATTCTTTCCCTTCCACCTACAAGCCTGAAGTATATGAGAGATTACATCGGCAAGAGAATCCTGTTAAAAGGTATGAGAAGTTACGACGCCATTACCAAGATCACGCTCAAGAAAGAAAAGAGCGCCGCCGGTATTGCATACAGCCGGGCTGTGTTCACATTCGTAGGAAAGCTGAACGATAAGCAGAAAGTCGAGGCAGCAGCGATGGCAGAGACGATCAAAGCAACGGATAAGAATATTGACATCGACGACGGCGATTATTCGACCGGAACCAGCACCGCAAGCAGCGCGGGCGATGGCTTTATGAATGTACCGGATGGCATAGACGAAAACTTACCGTTCAATTAAAACAGCGGGGCGGGCTTCAATGCCCCCCCCCAATCAACCAAGGTTGGAGGGCGCAAGATGGAAAGAACATACATTATTTCCCGGTATCGAGGAAGCGAAAGAGAGCAGAAGTTTAATAAAAACGTAGCAAGATACTTTTGCAGGCAGCTCTTGGACGAAGGCAAGATACCGGTTGCACCGCACATATATTATACACAGTTCCTTGATGATAACTTCCGGGATGATCGGGAGTGCGGACTGAAGCTCGGAATCATGGAGTTGAGACACTCGCAGAGTTTTTTACTTGTTATCATTGACGGAGTTATTAGCGAAGGCATGAAACGCGAGATTGTCGAAGTATCAAGAATGGGAATACCCGGCAGGATCGTGACCATGACACATGAAGAAATTAGACAGGCGATGAAGGTGATTAGATGAATGCGGAACAGCTTAATATAGACGATTTCGTCGATTATGCAGCAGAGTACAAAAGCATATTGAAAAATGCCAAGATTACCGGCGACCGCATCATGGGTAAGTGTCCGTTCCACGACGATAGACAGGACTCCTTTACGGCAGACGCCAAGACAGGAATGTGCCATTGTTTTACCGGCTGTATCGACGGAAACTTTATTACCTTTTGGAGTAAGTATCACGATGTAGATACCAAGACCGCTTACAAACAGATTCTTGAAAAATACGGAAAACTCAGTGAGCCAAAGCCACCAGAAAAACCACAGATGAAGGATCTTACCCTCTCGGAGTACGCCTTTTCAAAAAGGCTTCCGGAGGACTTCCTGAAGGATGTGTGCCTCGCTTCCACAGGGAAGGACAGGACCGGTGCGCGTTGGCTCAAAATGCCTTATCAGAAAGAAAACGGAGAAGTTGAAGTTTTCAGAAAGAGGTACGGCGGCAAGGAGTTCCGGTGGAGTTATGGCAGCAGCGGAAAACTGTGCTTGTATGGAGAATGGCGCCTGCCGGAGATTCGGCAGAATGGCTATACCATACTTGTTGAAGGCGAAAGCGATACACAGACACTTTGGTATCTCAAACTTGCTGCGCTTGGTGTGCCGGGCGCAAGTAATTTCAAGGCAAAAATGGTTCCTCAGCTTGAGGGATTAAAAATATATATACACGTTGAACCGGATAAGGGCGGCGAGACATTCTTGGAAAAGGTGTGCCGGGTTTTACATGAGGAAGAGTTCTCCGGGGAAGTATTCACATGGAGCTGTAAAGAGTTCGGAGTGAAAGATCCGTCAGAGCTTTACATGAGAGACGGCGCGGAAGAGGCATCAGCTAAGATCCAGAAGGCAATCAAGGACGCCAAGAAAATGGAACTTGATGCAGTTCACGACATTATCCCAGAGGCGGTCAAGGGAGCACCAGTAAACCTGAGACAGCCGGAAGGGTGGATTTATTCAGATAAAGGCATCAGCCACATTGATGAAAAGAAGATGGTTCCGACGCTTGTGTGCCGGACACCGATCATATTAACCCAGCGCTTAAAGAGCATGGAAACCGGGGAAGAAAAGATTGAGATTGCATTCAAGCGAGACAATGAGTGGCACAAGGCAATCTACCCCAGAAGCACGATCTTCACAAGCCGGAGCATTACAGCACTTGCGGACTTAGGATGCACGATCACATCAGAAAATGCAAAGATGGTTGTCAGGTTCCTCGAAGCGCTGGAAGCAGAAAACATTGATGTTATCAACAAGGCAGACTCTGCATCGACATTCGGCTGGCAGACCGGCGGAAGGTTCCTTCCTGGGCATGGAGACGACATTGTATTAGACATCGAACCGTCCCTTAGAGGATGGGCGGCGGCGTACCATGCAAACGGTACATTCGACGCATGGAAAAAAACGATGCAGCCACACCGGGAGCGGGACAAGTTTAGATTCATATTGGCGGCCAGTTTTGCAGCACCGCTTTTACGCATTTTATCTCAAAGAATTTTCTTTGTTTATAATTGGGGCGGATCAAAAGGCGGTAAAACAGCGGCTTTGAAGGCAGCTCTTTCCGCATGGGGCGATCCGGAGCGACTTATGGTAAATTTCAATGCCACGCAGGTGGCACTTGAAAGAATGGCTGGATTCTACAATGATCTTCCGATGGGAATTGATGAACGTCAGCTCGCAGGACAAAAGCAGGAGAGCCTTGAAAAGATTGTTTACATGATTGCATCAGGAACAGGACGAGCCAGAGGAAGTAAAGGCGGCGGACTGCAGGCGCTTAACACATGGCGGACTGTGGCTCTTGCCACCGGAGAGGAACCGCTTTCTACGGAAACATCGCAGACCGGTGTGTCAACGCGAGTGTTGGAAATTTACGGAGGTCCATTCGACAATGAAAAAGACGCCAGCCTGATGCACCAGCAAGCACCGCTTAACTGTGGCTGGGCTGGACCGGAGTTTATACGCCGGGTTATGGAAACAGACGAGCGAACCATAACAGACTACTATGACAAGATGGTGGAGCAGGTTTACGCCATAGCAAACGGAACCAGCGGAAGCCATATTGCAGGAATCAGCGCGGTTGCATTGGCAGACGCCATGATTGATACATGGATTTTCAAGTCTGCTGCGGAGCGCAGCAACGCGCTCGGAGAGAAGGCACCGCTTGAAATTGATCCGGAATCATGGAGCAGGGCTGTGGCTATGGCGAAGTCAATTATTCAGGAGCAGATGGCAGCAGGCGTGGCAGATGTAAATGAAAATGCCACGCAGTACATAGTTGACTGGGTGTTATCGAACCGACAGTATTTCGGAGAGAAGGCAATCGGAACGTGCCTCGGAACTATGAGCGCAGATCAGGGAAAGGTTTATATCTTTCCATCTATCCTGAATAACACATTAACCAAGGCAGGATATAGCCCGCGTAAGACACTTAAATATTTAGCAGACAACGGAATCATTGCGAGCCACCCAAACCCAAAAGGCGGAAATGTTTACAGCGTAGTGAAGTGGTTTGATAACAGAAGTTGCAGGTTTGTTGAATTTGATTTGAAAAGATTCTCCAAGCCGACAGATCCGTTGGATGAAGAGGAGGCTGCGGCAGAGAGAGACAAGCCCGCGCAACCTGAGGATGGTTTTGTTCAGATGGAGATCGGGCAGGAAAGTCCATTTGATACAGCGGAACCGCAGTTACCGTTTTAGTCTACCGTTTTTCTTACAACTTGAAATTAGTTGTAAGGTTAGTTGTAAGGTTAGTTGTAAGGCGAAAAATCCTTGAAAAATGGCGGCTTTTAGTACACCTATTTTATATTCTTACAACTCTTACACCTATTTTATAGGTTATATTGCGTTTGTTGTGTGCGCTACATTTTGATGCACATATAAAAAGTTTTGGTATATTTCCCAAAATTAGTTGTAAGGTGTAAGGATTTGCAGTGAAGCCTTGAATTTTCTACATTTTTTCCTTACATCTTTCAGAAACAAGAAGTTGTAAGGAAAAGCAGTTGTAAGGGAGCGTGAAAGGATGGAAAAAGCAGACGAAGCCTTGAAGATAGCGGCGTTGACACTTGAAAAATACCGGAAAAACAAAACGCTTGTAGCGCCGGAAGATTTGAAGGGGAAGTACAAAGTTCCTTTTCAGAAATTGAAGCACCAGCTCGCGGAAGAATTGGAAGAGTACCTGAGGCAGTATTGCTTTGCAGGGCTTCCGGTTAAAAAGGATGATCCGGTTGTTGAGAAGATTCAGAAATCATTCGATGATAACCAGATCGGCAAGCGGGTAGGACAAGCGGCGTTCCGGAGATTCGACTTAGAGGAAATCAAGAAGATTGCGGCAGAATGGCGGCGGGAGGTTGTAGAGATTTGGACGGAATATTTCAACGAGCATGTGTGTTTATACACATGGGGACAATGTTACGCGGAAGAATCCACAGCGACACCACTTATCTACAACGACCTTGTGGATAAGTTCTTAGACGAAGCCACCGGAGAGTGGATTGACAGAGAGAAGCCGCCGGGCGACGCGATTTTAATATTTATCAAGAAAGAACAGACGGATGGATAGCAAAGAAATGTGTGACACTTGCCGCCATAATCAGTATTGCATGGCGGTGTATAAGAAAGATCATTGGTGCGGAAATCACACCAGATGGAGGAATGAAGATGGAGAAAGCATTGACAATATGGCAGCCATGGGCGCAGCTCTTGGCAATGGGAACAAAGAGCAATGAAACAAGAAGCTGGGGAACCAAGTACCGGGGTCGCATTCTGATTCATGCGGCAAAGACGGATCATCAGTATATCGTCGGTAAATATCCGCATGAATTATTTCAGTATTTCGAGGCAGCAGGAGCTATTTATAAGGACTTTCCACTTGGCGCGATTATCGGGCAGGCGAATCTTGTTGAATGTATTCAGATGGATCAAGACTACTGTGACTGGATAAAGAAATGGAATCCGGGAGAATATGCTTTCGGAGATTACACGCCCGGAAGATACGCATGGATTATGAAGGATGCTGTGCTTTTTGATAATCCAATACCGGCATCAGGAAAGCAGGGATTATGGAATTGGGAAGGAGAGCTGCCAGTATGAGAATTAAGTACAGAGGATGGTCGCCAGACCTGAAGCGTTGGATATATGGAGCATACATCAATCATTGTAACTGTGCGGTGTGTTTTGCAGAGGACGACCGGCCGGAATATCACGAAGCGAAGATTATATTCGAGGAAATGACCGACTGGAGCTTTCCGTATCGGACAATGATCGCGGACGTTGTAGCGGAATCGGTAGGCGCAGGGTGTGTCATTGACCGGAAAGAGTTTTTTGAAGGCGATATTGTTTCCTGCAAATTGGACGATACCTGCACAGCAATCGGAGTAGTACATTTCGGAAAGTACAATGGGGAGCATGGCGACATCGGATTTTATATTGAATGGCAGTCAGGATATTCGAGTATGAGAGGCGACATTGGATATTGGGCTAAGAATGAAGAATTGACAGTTATCGGAACATTATACGAAAACGGTGATTTATTGCAGGAGGGCATAGAAGATGGCGAAACAGAAAACTAAGGCATATACGCTAAACAGAGAGAAGTACAAGGCAATCAAGAAATACGATCACCAGCAGTTAGAGGATTTCTGCAGCATGGTTTATGAGAGCGGAGTCAAGTATGGATATGAAGCCGGATGCAAGGCAGCAGCGGACGCGGCCAGCGGGGAACTTGCCGAGAAGTTCAGAAAGATTGCGATCGAGGAAGTATTGGCAGCCGCCGCATAGGTAAAAGGAATCGGTCCGAAGAAACTTGAAGAAATCAGGATGAAGATCGGAGGCGGCGAAGAGTGTTAAAGGGATTGGATCGCTTCCAGACAAAAGCCGAGGCAGTCAGTTTTGTACAAACAAAGGTTTACGGATGCAAAAATGCGAAGTTTGCTGAGAAGTATCTTAGAGACAACGTTCCGAAGGAATCTTATTACCAGAAGAAAATCATGGACTACATAAAGAAAGCCTACCCGGATGCGTTTGTTTGGAAGGAAGCCGCAGGAGAATATAGCAGGCGGGGAATACCGGATGTGTCCGCAATCATTGGTGGCAGATATTACGGATTCGAGGTTAAGCGTCCATATTTCGGAGTTCTTTCAGTTATTCAGGAGCAGACAATAAAGAAGATCAGAGCCGCAGGAGGGATCGCAGGTGTGTGCGTATTCCCAGAAGATGCGGAGCGATTGATTCAGGAAGGAGGTGTGCCGGATTGCCAGATTTAAGCGTAATGTATAGCAGCAAGACAGACCAGTGGCAACACCGCAGAGTTTCTTTGAGGAACTCGACGCGGAGTTTCATTTCAACTTGGATCCCTGTGCCGATGAAAACAATCATAAGTGTGCCGAATATTTTACGAAGGAACAGGATGGCTTGAAACAGGATTGGGGTGGGCACCACGTGTTCTGCAATCCGCCATACGGTCAGGCTATCGGAGAATGGGTTGCGAAATGTTATCAGGAAGGCACGAAAGAAAATACCATTGTGGTACTTCTTATACCGGCCAGAACGGACACGAAGTATTTTCACGATTATATCTTGCATCGTTCGGAAATACGCTTTGTACGGGGCAGATTAAAATTCGGAGAGGGTAATAACAGCGCGCCTTTTCCATCAATGGTGGTTATTTTAGAGGACCGAAAGCGTAGGAAGGAGTGATTTATTTTGAACCGAGCGCAGAGAAGAGCTGCTGCCAGAGGCAAGCAGGCGGATAAAAGATTTCATATCATGCAGAAGCCTGAGGAACCAGATTTTTCAGAGGTTCCATTGGCAACGATGTGTCAGAGCATCCAGCTCCTTATCAACGAGCTGTGCCGCAGAGGAATCCGGGTTTATGATTTCGACAATAAGAATAAGTGTGTTGAGCAGATTCAGATCATACAAGGGAAGGTTTATTTTTTAGCAGCGGAGGAAGATGCCGATGGAAAAGAGTAAGAGTAAATTATCGAGAGAGGCGCTTGTGCTTGATAAGTATTTGAGCACATACAGCCGATGCAAGAACCGGAAGCGATCGCTGGAACGCAGGCAGGCGGCAATATTACAGGAATTTGAAAGCCCGATCCGCGCGGTTGTTATGGACGGTATGCCGAGAGGCAGCAGTAGCAACACAGGGTGTGCCGCATTATCTTATGAGCTCGACGAGATCAATACCCGGATCCATGAAAAGATTCAGGAAATGGAAAAAGAGTACATCAAGATCAATGACATCATGGAGTTTTTACCAGAGAACTCCACCGAGCGAAGCATCCTGGAATATAAGTACATTGATAACTGCAGTTGGAACCGGATCTGCGAATTGGAGCATATCAGCCGAACACCGGCAACGCAGTACTGGCGAAAAGGTTTATACAAACTTTTGGAGTATGCCAAGATTCAGGAAATCGTGCGAGAGTACGAGAAAGAGATTGACACAGCCGAAGGTGCGTAGAATAATTATTTCATAAAGGAGGATGAACACATGGATGATATGATCGAAAGCAGACTTGAGGTGTGCGCGGATCATCCGAAGCAGCAGAATATTTTTTTCTTGGAGAAGATGTTGCTGGAGGCAGGATTCCCGTACTACTTTAATTTTTGGGATGATTTGCGGCCTACACCGTACAATCAGGAAGGCGGCGATCCGGAGAAGGATATTGACTGGGATAACTACCATTTTATCATTGAGTTGGAGCATGGTGCAGGGATGCCGTTTCCGCTTATGAGCATCGAACTGGATTCAGAAGGAAATCTTATTTTGATGGATGCAAGAGAGGCAGCAGATGCAATGACACTCCCAGAGAACCTGAACGATGTAGCAGTTTTTTACGAAGGGCTCACGCCGGAGCGGGCAATGGAAATCATAGAAAAATTTTTTGACAGCCTGTAAAAGAGTACAATGAAGCACAGACGATTATGTTAATATAATTTTGCCGGAAGTTTTTGCCGAGGCTTCCGGACTGTGCTTCTCCTTTATTTTTTAGCCGCTGTGTCGCAGGATGCAGCGGCATTTTTCTTGCAAAAAAAATAACACCCCGGAAGGTGTTATTCATTCAGAATTTTTTCGATTGGAACACCGATCGCGTGTGCCAGATCGCGTACTTTCCAGACCGCAGCATTGTTAATATCTACGCGCCCCTGCTCATACATTTCTATTGCGCGAGCGGAAACACCGGATTTTTCTGCGAGCTGTTCTCTTGACATTCCTTTTTCTTGACGCGCCAACGTCAAATTTGTACAGTTATTTTTTTTGACATACATAGGCCAAGACCTCCGTAAAGTTGTGCGCCGGACTACCCGGCGCATTTATCATATCATTTTCAACACTTTTTTACTACATGATTTTTCGGAATCCGTACCGATTGACCGGGAGAGAATCGACCGCGGCATCCAGAAAATCTGTGTCAAATCCGAAGGAATGATACCCGGAAGCAATGACGTTGTAATAGTATTCGCTTGGATAAGTTGGCTGGCCATGATTCATCAGGTAGATCATGCCGGTAATGGTTGTGCCATCATCCATCAGGACGTCAATATTTTCTTTCCGGTACAGATGCGGGAAGCCTTCGTACATATCAAGTCTTGCCTCATCAGATTTTGAAATTTCCCAAAGAGCAACCGGAACATCTGTGTCAGCTCCGGGCAGGACGGTTGCGACTCCGTTCCCGCGAGCATTCCCCCAGAAGGTCAGGGAATAATTTTTGAGGACACCTGTCCCGAATACCTTTGCATCCGGGCAACGGTAGCGCATCTGTTCAAGATGCAGGTTGGAACCATAAGCGACATAAAGTTTTTTTGTTGATTTTCTCATAATGAGTACCTCCTTAAATGTAATTTTCAATGTAAATTTTTTCAAGTAGTGCAACTTTTTCATGCAGGTTCGTGCAGGCTTTCAGTTGTTCTTTCAGCGGATGCTCCAGCAGTACCGTAAAAGGAATGCTATCAAGAATAATTTCATACTTGCGAATATCGGTCTGCACGCCCCAGTAGGATATAAATTTGTTACGCGCATCCTTGCACCATTGCTGGATCGTTTTCATATCTTTTTCAGGCACATAATTTTCAGGATTTTTTACATACCACTTGATACGCCCACCTTCCGAGATATGAGCGATTGTTTTATAATCGCCGTTTTCCTCAACCGCTTTGTTGCATACGGTTGTGCTGTTCCCAAGGCAACAACCGAAAAGTTCAAAATTTTTTGCCATGATAAGTACCTCCGATTATTTTTTGACCTGCCATCATCAGCGCCGGTAGGTCAGATCCGGCGGACGCCCGAAGGCGTTTCGGCTTAATATTCGCACTGTGTCAGCATTGGATAACCAGCCGGATATTTTCTGGTGGAAAGTTTTTGAATCCGCTTCATAATGTAGCTGGCTTCATCAGGCGTCAGGCTTACCAGTTCCCCATCTGAATTTTCAGCACTTACGATAAAGAGGTTTCCGACAAGCTGCACATTTCCAAGATTGTCGATTGCGGAAATCTTAGGTTCCCCGAAAAGCAGTCCTTCATCATCACAGATGCAGGTAAAATATTTTTTACCGATTTTTCTTACCGGCATGTCAATGCAGGTACAATCAATAACCCGGTAAAGTTCATCGAGTGTGTCCTCGATTTCGATTTTTTCAACAGTTTCTTTTTTGACATCCAGCAGGACGCCGAATAATTTTTTTGCCATGATTTTTCTCCCTTCTATCAAGTCCGGCAAATTGTACCGGGTTCGTCATAAGTTATCAGTGCAATATCGTTTTGAAAAATCGCTATGTGAAGCTGCGTTTTTGTTTCATCATTTTTACATTCAAACCAACACGCTTCCACCGCAAGACCTGTGTCGTATTCTTCATCCTCAGCACTTCCGGCTCCGGTTTCATAAGCCATCCGGATCGCTTCATCGAGAAGATCTCCGAGAATATTTTTTCGTTCTTCCATAAGGCACCTCCAATCATTCATCCGGGGAACATATCGCAAGTACATATTCGCGGGCGGTTTTGAAATTTGGGAAAACTTTTTTCGTCATGCTATGATCGTAGCAGATGCCATACTGGCCATCATCCAGACGATACATGTGACAGATTTCAAAATCTTTGTTGCTAAGGTTTTTACATTCCCAACTGCCTGCCCAGCGGGTACGATTTAATTTTGCTTTCATAAGACTACCTCCGTTTCTATGATACGTTTACAACCGTTTCTTGTTGTTGTCGTGATACTAACTCTGCCGGAGCGGGAAGTCAACACTTTTTTTGAAAAATTTTTCAACTTCCCGCCGGAAAGATTTTTTAGCAGAATGGAACCGGTTCGGGTTCCGCCAGTGTGTCAACCGAAAGATTTTCTACGAATCCGTAGCAGTTGAAATCTAACTCGCAGCAGATTTTTTCAAACCCGGCAGCATCCACCGCAATATAATTTTTGCCGGCAACGCGCTGCTCGGATTGTTCCTCGCGGTTGGTATCAATGTTGATGCAGTTTTTTGTTTCCATGTTTTCAAATCGTAAAATCATATCTTTGTACCTTCCTTTTATTTTTTTTGACCGGAACCCCGGAAAGCCTGCGCCGGGAATCGAACCCGGCCGGAACCATTCAGGCTGTATTTTTAGCGCTCCCAGTAATAACCGGTGCCATCTTTCATCTGCAGATACGCGCCGCCATCGTCACAGGTTTCAATATCAACCACTTTTGACATATCAACCATAGTCGACTCCGGGTTTTGTTCTTCAAACAGTTCGGAATATCCGGCATATTTTGAATCAATGATTTTATCGTCCAGCACCATTCCCGGTGTGCCGTTATCATCCATCGTGACCGCTACAATGTCCCCCACAAAAAGATCTTCGATTCCATAAAATTCATACAGCAGGCCGGAACCGGTAGAAATTGTTACAAGATCCTGCGATTCATCCAGCGCCACAATGATGCCCGCATTCGGATAGATTTTTGAAGTCTGTGCCGTAGCGATATTTTTTTGACCGCATCCAGCCGCGAAAAGTGTGCCCACCATTGCCACCATCAGGAAAAGTTTTTTGTTCATCATAATTTTTTACCTCCGTAAATTTATTTTTGTTCCGGCAGTTTGTGCCTGGAATCCCGGCTGAGGGAATCGAACCCTCAGCGAAACCGTACCGGGAAATCTTTAGTACCATGAGGACTGGAACTCCGGCTCGCCGCCCCACGCGGTCAGGGATATGCAGGAATCAATTTTTACATGCCAGCCGCCGGTGCGCTTTTCGTAAGAATCCTGCGAAACCATTTTTACAATCGGCTCACCGATCCGGCGGTCGCGATCCGGTACGACGTACCCGCTCATGGCGCTTGCTGTTTCGGTTTGGGTGTGCCCAAGTTCCACAATTTCAACCTTGCAGGCGCTGACGATTTTTGTGACCATGTAGAACTCAACGTTTGTTTGTTCATAGCCCCATGAATCCGTCAGGATGTCGCCAACTTTCAGACCGAATTTTGAAACCGGCTCGGATGCAGCCACCGCAACCGCGGAAACCTGTGCCGGAGTAGCGTCACCGGAAAGTTTTTTCGCAAGTTCCATGCGCTCCGGGTTTTGCTTTGCATACCACAATTTTTTCATGCGATGCCACCGGAACCCGGCCGCCTTCATTGCCTCGCGGATTTCTTCTGCAGGTTTGCCCTCGAAAGTTAATTCGATACCGTTAAATTCTTTGTTGATTGCCATTGTACACATAAGCTGTACCTCCTTAGATTTTTTGATTTTTTCATGCCGGCTGTGCCGGGAAAGCCCGTCCCGGAATCGAACCGGGAGCTGCCGCCGGGCTACTGTGCCAAAACTACCTCGAACATATTTTTTGAATTATCAAACCGGATCGTCGCGTTATCGTATGAATGATCCGCAATGAATTTCTCCGCCTTTTTTGCGGTTTCAAAGAAAAGGAACTTGTCGAAACCCTTACCGAATCTCCAAGCGGCGTCGCCGGAAAGATTTTTTATCAGATGCTTGTGCGGATTTTTGAACATCTCGCCCGTCCAGCCCATACCGATTAACCATGTCCGCATTGCAAATTTTTCATTTCCGGCTACCATATTAGGATTTTTTTTGACTTCAATTTTTGCACTTGCAAGTGCTTTTGCATTCATCGAAAGAATCAAGAGAACGAAAGCGCGAATTGTTCCGGCATGTAATGTGGCATTGAAGGCGCGGATTTCGATTGTATTACAAGCCCGTCCGCGGGTTGAGAAGTAGCGGTGCAGGTTCAGCAGATGATAGCGGCTTTCATCGTAGTGCTGTGCCCGGCAATATTCAGGCGATCCGCCGGAAAAGTTTTTATACCATGCAACCTCGATCTGGTCGATGGTTTTGCAGGCTTTCAGATCTTCCATGAAGTGTGTCGGAGTACCCTGCGCCTCGTAACTGCGGCGGTTGTTCATCGGTACACACCACTGGTGAACGCGTTCATCGTCGACGCCTAAAGCCTTGTAAAGCATTGTTTCCTGAGAATATACAAGGTTGATAAAGTTGATTAAGGTTTTCGCGGTGTGTTCCGCGCTTCCTACGTGAATATGAATTCCGCAACCGTACTGTGCGCCGGTTTTCGCTCCGGCATTGCGTAAAGCCCTAACCAATTCCTGCAGGGTTGCCATATCGGAAAGCATGAGCGGCGGTGTGTTCAGTTCGCAAGAATAGTCGCCGCGGCAGTTGGCGGTGCGTCCGTTGCGATCAACCGCATGTATTGAACAATCGGAAACGTAAAGCCACTCGCGTCCGCTTGCATCGGTTACGCGATATTTTCCATAAGAGCCGCCGAGATAATCAACTCTTGCGCCGTTGCCAAGCAGGCTGGCTGTTACGCTTGCGGCGGTTTCGCGGGTTATACCGGTCATTTCAATTTCTACACCGTAGGTCATGGTGTTTATCATGTTTTGCATTGTTTCGCGCTGTGTTCTTGTTGCCATAATCGCAACCTCCTTTGTTTGATTTCAAGAAACTGTTGCAACCGTTCTTTGCATGGCTGTATCATCGCTCTGGTGTGCCGGTTTTGTCAACACCTTTTTTCAAAAAAATTTTCCGGATGTGCCGGAAAGCCTTATTTTATGCGGGTTTGAAGGCTTAAAAAAATTTATATTTTGCTTTTCAGATTCCGGATCAGACCGGCGGCGCGGCAGGGTAGGCAGACCGGCGGCAGGTAGGCGGCAGGGCGGCGGTCCATAGACCACAAGCACACGCTCGCGCGGGCGCGCGCCTAATGGAAGAAACGCGATAGACTGTGCCCTTGCACCGGCTACAAGGCAGGCAAGGCGGCAGACCGGCGGCAGGGAAGACGGGCTGTGCCGCTTGCCTATATAGAACCGGATCAGCACCGGCGGCAGGCAGGCGGCGGCTTTATGATTCCATTTCAGAATGAGAATTGAAAACTTGTTTTTCCGCCTTTAATAGAAAGAACGACGCAAGGCAGACGGTGTGCCTGCATACCATAGGCAGAACGGCACCGGCGGCAGGCGGGGCGGCAGGGTAGACAGGGTGTGCCTGAACCAACGACGCAAGGCAGAACGGCGGCAGGGTAGACAGAGAACGCAAGGAAGCAAGGACTGTGTCCATAGAAAGAAGCAAGGCGGCGCCGGATCGCTGTGTCCATAGAAGAAACGCAACCGAAAAGCCGCTGTGTCGGGGCTTTAGGTACTACTGTGTCGGCTAAGGAATGCGGGGCGGGGAAAGCCCGATATTTCTGCCGATGAAACCCAAAAAAATTTTTGCATTTCGTTACGCAAACCCCCTGAAATGGTATGAAATTTTGCGGAAAAATTAAAAAAGTACAAAAGAGTACACGCACATGTGCTATCATGGTAGCGTGGAATTTAAGAGATATGCGGAGCTTTTAATGGCTCCGCTTTTTGTTTGGAGGGTTTGCTTTGGATATACAAAAAAGAAAAATATCGGAATTGAAACCGGCAGAGTATAACCCACGAAAAGCATTGACGCCGGACGATCCTGAATATCAGAAGATCAAAAAGAGTATTCAGCAGTTCGGGTATGTTGATCCCATAATCATCAACTCAGATGGAACCATCATCGGTGGCCATCAGAGATACAGGGTGCTTTCAGATTTAGGCTATGAGGAAATAGAGTGCGTCGTTCTGAATCTTGATAAAAACGGAGAAAAGGCCCTGAACATCGCCATGAATAAGATTTCAGGCGAGTGGGACGAGGTTAAGTTAAAAGACCTTCTTATCGACCTTGACCTCGAAGATTACGATCTTAGCCTGACCGGCTTCGAGACAAAGGAGCTTGAGGACCTTATCGACCTTCCGGACTTTGAGCCGGAAACGACAGAGGATGATTTCGATCCTGAATCAGACGAAGCACAGCAGCTTTGTTTTGTGAACAGCGGGGAAGTATGGCAGCTTGGCAACCATCGTTTGATGTGTGGCGACAGCACCGTTGCAGCAGACGTTCAGAAACTTATGGGCGCAGAACAGATGGACCTTATCATTACGGATCCGCCGTACAATGTAAGTTACGAACAGAAGGCAGCGCGCCTGAATGAATACAGGGCAAATAACAATGGCGCAATGGCAATCGCGAATGATACCATGGAGGACGATCAGTTTTATGCGTTCCTTCTGGCCGCGTTTAATAATATGGAATCCTGCATGAGAGAAGGCGCCGCCGCCTATGTATTTCATGCAGATATGGAAGGACTTACTTTCAGGAAGGCTTTTGGCGATGCAGGTTTGAAGTTGGCAGAAGTTCTGATATGGGAAAAGAACAATTTCGTGCTTGGCCGCCAGGACTACCAGTGGCGACATGAACCGATTCTTTACGGTTGGAAGGAAGGTGCCGGACATTATTTCATCAATGACCGAACGCAGGACACCGTCATATTAGAGGACGACGTAGACCTTGACGCCATGAAAAAGCCTGAATTGATTGCATACATCAAACAGAAAATGCACGAATATGCAGATCAGACTTCTGTTATCTTTGAAAGAAAACCTATGAGCAGCAGCCTGCATCCTACCATGAAGCCGATTGACCTTATCGCTAAATTTATGAGAAACAGTAGTAAGAAAGGCTGGAATGTAGGAGATTTATTCGGCGGAAGCGGCTCTACTCTGATAACAGCGGAACAGCTTGGAAGAAATGCTTTCGTCATGGAATACGATGAGCATTACGCCAGCGTCATTATCAGAAGATGGGAAGAATTTACCGGTCGGCAAGCGGTAAGAATAGAGGTGTAAAGTATGGCGGAGAGCGCAGAAAGCAAAGGATATTACAAGGTTGACACCATAGCAAATCTATTCGGTGTGAGTGTAAGAAGAATCCAGCAGCTCACGCAGGACGGAGTTATATCGACGACCGAGACAACAGACGGGCGCCGGTATGAGTTGGTGCCAACGATTCAGAGATATGTTAAGTATCTTTCAGATAAAGCATACGGTAAATCCAAGTCGGAAGCCGAAGCGAAGCTGAAGGAGCAGAAATTAAAAGCAGAAATAGCCCTGAAAGAATCGCAGGGTGAACTTCATAAATTAAGAACAGAAATTGCGGCTGGTCAGTATGTTTCCGTAGAGGAAGTAAAACTTGACTATGGTCGCTTTTTTATTTCCTTCAAAAAATTTGCTATGTCAATCCCCAGTAAGCTGGCAGGGCGCTTGACCGGGTTTGTTGATCCGGTAGAGGTACGACAGATAGAAAATGAGCTCCAGAAGGAAGTACAGCGTTTACTTGGCGCATTTGTAATCAGCGCCATTGTAGATGAGGGTGGAGCCGAGGATGGCAAGACGAAAAAAGACTAAGGTAACAAAATACCAATGGGAGGCCCTGCAGTTTCTAAGCCCACCTGAGCAGCTTACTGTGTCAGAATGGGCGGAGAAGTACAGAATGTTGGACTCTAAATCTTCCGCTATGCCCGGACCATGGAGCAACGATATAACTCCATACCTATGCGGCGTAATGGACGAGTTCAATAATTATGAAACAGAGAAGATTATCTTTGTAAAGCCGACGCAGATCGGTGGAACCGAAGCATTACAGAACATGATCGGTTACATCGTCATGCAAGATCCGGCACCAACGATGATCGTATATCCGACAGAGACACTTGCAAAATCTGTGTCGGAAAACAGATTGCAGCCTATGTTGAAGGCAACTCCGGAGATTTCCAAAAAGTTTGACGAGAACTCATCCCTTTTGGAACTTCAATTCGACGGAATGTACCTAACGCTTGCAGGCTCCAATTCTCCGTCAGGGCTTGCCAGTAAGCCTATCAGGTTCCTGATGATGGATGAGGTAGACAAATATCCGGGAGCCAGCAGTAAAGAGGCGGATCCAATCAAACTTGCTACGGAGCGTACAAAAACGTTCCATAACAAAAAAATATATATAACCAGTACCCCGACATTGAAAACCGGACATATCTGGAAGGAAAAAGAGGGGGCAGACATTGAAAAACATTTCTTTGTTCCATGCCCGCACTGTGGCGAATACATAGAGTTTCGCTTTCAGAATATCAAATTCCCGGATGATGAAGGTATGAGTTACGCAGATCGCGCGGAATTTGCCACCTATGTGTGTCAGGAGTGCGGCTGCATCATCACAGACAACGACAAGCATAATATGTTGAAGTTGGGAGAATGGCGGACGGTGCGGCACAGTACCAAGTATGTCCGGAACGTAGCCTTTTGGATCAATACGTTATACAGCCCTTTTGTAAGATGGTCTGATATAGCGAAAGAGTTTCTTTCCACAAAGGATGATCCGGAGGACTTCCAGAACTTTGTAAACTCATGGCTCGCAGAACCATGGGAGGATACGAAGTTAAAAACCAACGCAGAGTTGGTTATGGAAAGGCAAACAGATGTTCCGGCTTACGTTATTCCTTCGTGGACAAAATTGCTGACAGCAGGCGTTGACGTTCAGGAAAATTCCCTATATTGGACTATCCGAGCATGGGGGAATTATTTAACGAGCCAGAACGTGGCACATGGACAGGCGCTTTCCTTTGAAGAGATTGACCGCGTGATGAACGCCCAGTACATGACAGAGGAAGGAGATCCGGTTGTTGTAAATCTGTGCCTGGTCGATTCCGGAGACCAGACAGATATGGTATATGACTTCTGCGCCTACCATACAGATTATGCTTTGCCTGTTAAAGGTTCCAGTCATGCACAGTTGAGCCATTACAAACTAAGCAAGATCAATAAGGCCGAAAGCAAGGCTTATGGCATGAATCTTGTACTTGTTGATGGTGGCAAATACAAGGATATGATCGCCGGGCGTATGCGTCGACCAAACGGACGCGGAAGCTGGATGGTTTATTCAGGATGCGATATGGAATATGCGACGCAGGTTACTGCAGAGCACAAGGTTAATGTTAAAACGCCAAGCGGAACCAAGCAGGTGTGGCAACCAAAACACAGCCACGCAGACAACCACTACTTAGATGCAGAGGTTTACGCGCTGGCAGCCGCAGACATTATGGGCGTAAGAACGCTGCATCTTTCAGAAGATCAGCAGGAGCAGCACACAGCAATAAACAATGAGCCTGAAACTCCGGAAGAACAATGGATAAAGGCGCATGATAATTGGATAGGAGGATAGCGCATGGCAGACAATGTAAACAATATGCCTACAAGTACAGAGGAAATGCTTGATAGCGTAAATGCGGCTATTGTAGCGATTGCCGTCGGCGGTCAGTCTTACAAGATCGGTTCGAGAAGCCTGACAAGAGCAGACTTGAAACAGCTCTATGCGATCAAAAACGATCTTACGGCGCAGTTGGCGTCGCAGAATAGCGGAGGACTTCTTGATGATTGCTATGTTGGCATCTTTTCAGGAAGGTAGGTTGACGGTATGGGATGGATAGATAATATCATTGCCGCTGTGTCACCGCAGACGGCATATAAAAGAGAAACATATCGCCGGGCATATTCTGAATTGAGAAGTTACTACGACGCAGCAGATCATGGCGGAACGAATCAGAACTGGCGCGTAATCAATACGTCGGCAGAATATACGGACCGGTACAGCAGAGACGATGTCCGGGCAAGGGCGAGGGACCTTGAACGAAACAGCGATATTCTTAATTCTGTTACCGGAGCATTTGAAAGAAATGTAATCGGTGGTGGCTATCAGATTCAGGTTAAAACAGACAACCCGGAATTGAATAAGAAAATAGAAAAGGCATGGAAAAAGTGGTGTAAAAAAAGGAATTGCGACGTAACCGGTACACAGAGCCTTAACCAGATTATCCGAATGGCAGTAGTCCGGAAAAAAGTTGACGGCGGTATTCTTTTTGTAAAGAGGTACACGTCGGAAGGCTTTGTTCCGTTTCAGTTACAGATGATTGAAGTTGACGAGCTTGATCTTTCCAGCGTACAGCCGAGGAACGCCGGCAACAAAGTAGTCGGAGGAATTGAGTACAACTCATTCAATAAGCCGGTTGGATATTTCATCAGACAGTATGACGTTGATGGTTATACACAGAGGGAGCCTGTGTATATAGAAGCCAAGGACGTCATTTTTTATTTCACGAAACACAGACCTTCGCAGCTTCGTGAAATATCAGATATGGCGCATACAATTCCGCGTATCAGGGATGTAAACGAATTTATGACGGCTGTGTCGGTAAAGGAAAGAATTGAGGCTTGTCTTTCTATCTTTATCAAAAAAGCATTACCGACAACCGGTATAGGGCGCCCTAATGGGCCTGCTGCCGGAGCAGACAGAGTTTCCTATGAAGGTAAAACGATCAGCCCTGGAATGATTAAAGAAATGAATGTCGGGGACGAGATTCAGGTGGTAAATCCTTCCGGACAGGGTGCAGATGCGACCAGCTTTACAAAATTACAGTTAAGACAGGTTGGAGCAGGTCAGGGAATCAGTTACGAGGCGACAAGCCGGGATATGGCCGAGAGCACATATTCTTCCGCCAGACAGGGATTGATCGAAGATGATCTTACTTATCAGAAGGACAAGGAACTTCTGATAGAGATATTAGATGAAATCTACGAAACATTCATCATATCCGCTGTGCTTTGCGGAGAGCTTGATATAAAGGATTTCTGGAGCAATAAGGATAAATACCTCGACCATGAATGGATTCAGGAGCCTAAGCCTTGGA